AAGTAGAAGCAAAAGACTTGCGTGAGAAACTTGAGCAACTTAATAGAGAGAAGGTAGAAAAAGCACAACAACTTAAGGAGGAGAGTCTTAAACGCTATCACAAGGAGGTAGATAGATATGACTTTGAGGTATGACCCAAAAAGATAGACATAGAGAAAAATTACTAGAAAGATTCCCAGTTTCTGAACACAAAGATATTGTAGGCAAACTCTATGATAAAGGTGTACCCTATAAAGAATTAAAAATGTCCTCAATGGAATATCTTAAAAATAAATATGGAGGAAAACTTGATGAATCAAAATGACAGACAAGTAGCAGGGGATCACTATAAAAAATTAGAGATACAAACGTGGGATTACATCACCGCAAATGATATAGGTTACATGGAGGGGAATGTTATAAAATATGTGACTAGGTGGAAAGATAAAGGAGGCTTAAAAGATTTACTTAAAGCCAAACACTATTTAGATAAATTAATCGAAGATGCTAACGTAGAATGAAAAATTTTGTTGAGTTTCAAAAAGGGATAGAACCCCCTAAAAATTTAGAAGTAGAGGAGTTAAAAACCGCACTTGATAGAGCACGGGTTATCTGTGCTACAGCTAAAGAGTTATATCAATATGAAGTAGATATGGAGCCAGAGGAGAAAGATAAAGAATCTGCTCGCAAAATGGTAGCGGGGAAAAAACCAATGACTACAACTTGTAGTCCAAAAGAAGCCCTACACCTGGCAACGCTTGTAGATAAATATGATATAGATATTCTTAATGATGCAACACGCAGTCAGAATTTTATTAAGAATAAACTTATTGAAGAATCTTTATCCGCAAAACCAAACAAAGATAGGATACATGCTCTAGAGGTTCTTGGTAAATCTCATGACATAGGTTTATTTACAGAACGTAAAGAGATAACAATAAAACACCACACAACAGAAGAGTTAGAGCAGAAACTACAGGAAAAACTTAATAAATATATGGTAGTCAACGCACAATATACTACTGAAGAAAGCGAATGACCCCTAAAGAAATAGAGGAGTTAAAAAAAGCTGTCCCTTTTATGCCCCAGCTTGAGCAGTTGGAGACATTATCATTACTTGAAGAATTAGAAACAAGAAGAATCAGACAAGATTCACAAGATAAATTCATAGATTTTGTAAAACAAATGTGGCCTGAGTTTATTTCTGGTCGCCATCATGCCAAAATGGCAGAGGCATTTGAAAAAGTAGCACGAGGTGAGATAAAAAGATTGATTGTTAACATGCCACCACGTCATACCAAGTCAGAATTTGCCTCCTATTTACTGCCAGCATGGTTTTTAGGTAAATTTCCACGTAAAAAAGTAATTCAAACTTCACATACTGCTGAACTAGCGGTCAGTTTTGGTAGAAAAGTAAGAAACTTAGTGGTCGGAGACACGTATAAAAACATATTTCCAGAGGTTGACCTTCAATCAGACTCAAAAGCAGCAGGTAGATGGAACACAAACGCAGGGGGAGACTACTTTGCGATAGGTGTAGGCGGTGCTGTAACGGGTAAAGGTGCTGATTTGTTAATTATTGACGACCCACACTCGGAACAAGAGGCAGTAATAGCCGAGACAAGTCCCGAAGTTTATGATAAAGTATATGACTGGTACACGTCTGGCCCTCGGCAGAGACTTCAGCCAGGGGGTGCTATTGTCATCGTAATGACAAGATGGTCAAAACGGGATTTGACAGGGCAAGTTATCAAAGCTAGCGCCCAACATGGCGGAGATGAGTGGGAAGTTATAGAATTTCCAGCAATAATGCCAGAAGGTAACCCACTATGGCCTGAATTTTGGAAAAAAGAGGAACTAGAAGCATTAAAAACACAACTCCCTGTTAGTAAATGGCAAGCGCAGTACCAACAAGCCCCAACATCTGAAGAAGGAGCACTACTTAAGCGTGAATGGTGGAATGTGTGGGATAGTGATAGGCCACCACCTTGTGAATTTATTATTCAGTCTTGGGATACTGCGTTTTTAAAGACATCTCGTGCCGATTATTCTGCTTGTACGACTTGGGGGGTGTTTTATCACACAGATGAAGGTACAGGACGTCAAACTTCTAACATAATACTCCTTGATGCATACAGAAAACGTATGGAGTTTCCAGAACTAAAGGTAAAAACACAAGAAATGTATAATGAATGGCAACCTGATGCACTTATTGTGGAAGCAAAAGCTGCAGGGGCTCCACTTGTATTTGAATTACGAGCGATGGGTATTCCTGTTTCCGAGTTTACACCGAGCAGAGGAAATGATAAGATTGCGAGAGTGAACGCTGTTACAGATTTATTTGCGTCAGGAGTTATTTGGGCACCTGATACACGTTGGGCACAAGAAGTGATAGAAGAAGCTGCATCTTTTCCAGCAGGTGAGCATGATGATTACGTAGATTCAATGACTCAAGCGTTACTTCGATTTAGAAAAGGTGGGTTTGTACGACTACATTCAGATGAAGAAGATGAAGAAATACCTTGGTGGAAAAAACGAAGGGCAGCATATTATTAAAGGATAAATTATGGCTATAGATAAAGCGGTTCAGATTGGGGTAGCAGCCGAAGCTGGTAAAGAAATAGAATTAGAAGTTAAGGACGAACAAAATCCAGAAGAGGATGTATCTATTGAAGTAAATGATGATGGGTCAGTAGATATAAACTTAGGTAAAGAAGAATTTGATAGCCCATTCAAAGGTGAGTTCGATCAAAACCTAGCTGAGGTTATTGATACTGATTTGCAAGCCCAAATGGTTGATGATTTAGTTGGTTTATTTGAGGCTGATGATAATTCTCGTTCAGAATGGAAACAAACCTATGAAGATGGACTAGAACTTCTTGGTCTAAAAATAGAAGAAAGAACTGAACCTTGGGATGGTGCATGTGGTGTATTCCACCCATTACTATCTGAAGCAGTTGTACGTTTTCAATCTGAAGCTATTACAGAAACATTCCCCGCAAGTGGCCCAGTAAAAACTAATATTATTGGTAAGAATGATAAAGACACTGAAAAAGCTGCTGAAGCTGTTCGTGATGATATGAACTACAGACTCACAGAACAAATGACAGAATATAGACCAGAACATGAAAGAATGTTATGGAACCTTGCAATATCTGGCTCTGCATTTAAGAAAGTTTACTATGACCCAGCTATGGGTAGACAAACTGCTCAATTTATTCCAGCAGAAGATTTAATTGTAGCTTATGGCTCATCTGACATTACTACTGCTACAAGAGTTACGCACCTTATGCGTAAGTCAGAAAATGAAGTTAAGTTTTTACAAGTCAACGGGTTTTATGCACCTGTAGATTTAGGTGACCCAGGGTTTGTTCGTACATCTATACAGAAAAAGAAAGACGAAGTAGAAGGTGTAGATATATCTGAGGATGATAGATACGAGTTATTAGAGATGCATGTAGAGTATGATTTAGGTGAAGACTCTAATCAAATAGCACTTCCTTATGTTGTGACTATTGAGCGTAACTCTATGCAGATTCTTTCTATCTATCGTAATTGGAATCAAGAGGATAAACTAAGACGTAAACGTAATCATTTCGTACATTATACTTATATACCAGGATTTGGATTTTATGGATTTGGACTCATTCATTTACTTGGCGGGCATGCTAAGTCTAGCACTTCTTTACTTCGACAGTTAGTTGATGCAGGAACTTTAAATAATTTACCAGGTGGACTCAAGACTAGAGGTCTTCGTATTAAAGGTGATGATACCCCAATAATGCCAGGAGAGTTTAGAGATGTTGATGTGCCTGGAGGTAAAATACTTGATAATATAACATTCCTCCCGTACAAAGAACCCTCACAAACTCTTCTTGCGTTATTCCAAAATGTTGTTGACCAAGGTAGAAGTATGGCAGCAATCTCTGATTTTAAATCAGTAGACTTAAATAGTGAAGCGCCTGTAGGAACGACCCTTGCGATACTAGAGAGAATGTTAAAAGTTATGAGTGCTGTGCAAGCTCGTATGCATAACACTATGAAGATGGAGTTTAAACTTCTTAAAAATATTATTGAAGAAAATGTTGAAAATCCCACTTTAGAAGCACAATATTCAGAGATAGATGTTATTCCAGTTAGTGACCCTAATGCTTCAACTATGTCAATGCGTGTGGTTCAATATCAAGCAGCCATCCAATTAGCACAACAAGCTCCACAGTTATATGACCTACCAAGATTACATCAGCAGATGCTACAAACATTAGGTATTAAAGATGCAGCGAAACTTGTACCTACACCAGAAGATATGACACCTAAAGACCCAATCTCTGAAAACATGTCTATACTTACTGGTAAACCTGTCAAAGCATTTCTTTACCAAGATCACGAAGCTCATATTACAGCTCACCTGTCTGCTGCCCAGAATCCACAGATTGCTAAATTAGTTGGGCAGAGTCCTATGGCAAGCACTATTCAATCAGCTTTATCAGCTCATATTGCAGAACATGTATCTATGCAGTACAGAGCAGAAGTTGAAAAACAAATGGGTATTGAACTACCTCCACCAGATGAACCAATGCCAGAAGAAATGGAAGCTAAACTTTCTCAAATGATGGCGCAGGCTTCACAGCAAGTACAACAACAATCAGCTCAACAGGAACAGGCAGCTCAAGCGCAGCAAGCCGCTCAAGACCCAATTGTACAAATGCAACAAGCAGAACTTGCTATTAAACAAGCTGAAGTTCAACGTAAAGCGAAGAAAGACTTTGTAGATGCAGCACTTCAAAACGAAAGAATTGAGGCTGATAAAGCAATTGCGGGGGCTAAACTTGGTGTTGATTTAGCTAAGAATGAAAAGAACTTAACAGAGCAACAAAAAAGAGAAGGTATAAAGTTAGGTTTAGAAATTGCAAAAAATATAGATAAGGAGAGTTAATGAGTTCTATTGAGGAGGAATTTAAAAAAGAGTTACGAAAGGTGATGAATGATTACGCTGATACTGTTTCGACAGGAGGCGCACAAGACTTTCCACAATATCGGCATCTTGTGGGAGTAATAGAAGGGTTAGCAATAGCAGAAAGAGCTTTTCTTGATTTAATTGATGCCGCAAATAAAAGTGAGGATATCCAATGACTACAGCAGTCACAAGTAATGGTATAGACGTTGACAGTACCTTAAAAAGAGTTGACGAATTAAAAGATAAATCTCTTAGACTACCAAAACCAGCAGGTTATAAAATGTTAGTCGCTTTACCGAAGATAGAAGAAAAAACAGCAGGTGGTATTATCAAAGCCTCTAGCACTATAGAGAAAGAGACAAATGCCGCAAATGTTGGTTTTGTTATATCTATGGGCTCCGATGCCTACAAGGATAAAGATAAGTTTCCCAATGGGGCTTGGTGCAAAGAAGGAGATTTTGTTGTAATGCGTTCTTATTCTGGAACCCGTATGTATATAGACGGAGAAGAGTTTAGAATGTTAAACGATGACGCTATTGAAGGTGTTGTTGCAGACCCACGTGGCTTTTCACGTGCAATATAGGAGTAAAATATGGCAGAGCAAGAAAAAGAAACTCAAGAAGTTGAGACTAAAGAAACTGAATCTAACTACGAAATTGTTGATGATACTCCAGAAGAGGATAAGAATGTTGAACCATATGATGGTGATGCAGAACCTACCCCTGATGAGTTAGACAAATATAGTGGTAAAGTAAAAAATCGTATAGAGAAACTTACTAAACGATATCATGATGAGCGTAGGGTAAAGGAGAAGAAAGAAAAAGAAGCTAGAGAAGCCTTTAACTATGCTAAATCTTTACAAGAAGAAAACAAAAAATTAAGAGAGAATTTATCAAAAGGAGAAGATACTCTCTTAAAAGAAGCTAGAGCAAGAGCAGAAGCAGAACATCAAGCCGCCTTAAATGCCTATAAAAAAGCCTATGAAGACGGTAATGCAGACAGTATGGCAGATGCTCAAGCCAAAATAGCTGAAGCTACTGTCGCTAAAAATAAGTGGAAAGAATATACTCCTCAGTATAAACAAGCCGAAAATAGCGAAAAAACTTTACAAAACGACCAAAATAAGGTATATAATGGTAATACTGAAGTACCCGCTCCTGATGAAAAAGCAACTGCGTGGTTTGAAAAGAATCCGTGGTTCGGGGAAAATAAAGTTATGACTGCTGGTGCATATGCAATACACCAGGATTTAGTCGAAAGCGGTGTTGACCCTCGCACTGATAAATACTACGAGGCGATAGACACTAGGCTTCGGCAAGAGTTTCCAAGCTATTTTGATAAAGGTAGTGAGGAAATTGATGACACGACTGAAGAAGTAACAGAAGAACCTGCTACTACCAAAGGTCGCACGCCTAATGTCGTTGCTCCTGTTAAACGGGCACCTTCTTCCAAGAAGATTAGACTTACTCAAACACAAGTGAGTATAGCAAAACGATTGGGTGTACCACTAGAAGAGTACGCAAAACAAGTAGCCCAACTAAACAACTAATTAATAAAGGAGATTATAATGCCTCGTTCAGATAGAGAGTCAAACACAAGAGAAAAAACAACTCGTGTAAAAAACTGGGTTCCACCTCAACAATTACCAGACCCAAAGCCTCAAGATGGATTTCGATTCCGTTGGGTAAGAATTTCATTATTAGGGCAGTCTGATGACAGAAATGTTTCAGTCAAATTTCGTGAAGGTTGGGAACCAGTAAAAGCAGAAGAACATCCAGAAATTGTTACTCAATATGGTTTTAATGGTAACAAAGATGGCAACATCGAATCTG